TCCGTCTAAATCTTGAAGCGCTAACAAGTCCTCACCTAAAGACGCTTTCTCAGCATGCGTGTCCCACTGCGGGTCTATAGTGCGAGCAAGGTCAAACACCTCTTGAAGAGTTTCCCTGTCAGGAAAACGACTTTCTTGAATAGACGACAGAGCCGTTGCTGCGGTGCCGTCACCGACAGACAATGCTTCTGCTATAGCTGTGTCATATTCACTGCTGCTTGAAGATGGAGTTATGTTGTATCTTTTTTCAGGCGTCTTAAACTCATCGTCAATTAGCTTACTCTGAACCTTGTCAATAGCTTTTTGATTTCCTGCAAGTATCTGCGCCTTTAGCAAAGGGTCTTGAACTTTAACGGCCAAGTCAGCTCTAAACTTTCTAGTCTGTTCGGCTTCAGCCAGTCCAACTTTGGAATCTATAGTCGGCGTAGAACTTTTCGTAGGTTCTTCTACCAGAGATGCTTGTTGTTTAGCAAGATCGGCTGCTTTTTGTTCTAGATTTTCTGCTCTAGCAATTGCAGCAGGCTCTGTGGAAGTGTCACGTATCCTTTTTGCAGTGGCTCTAAGCCGCTGAGGAGACTCTTCTTTTAACGCGCTTACCTCCAAATCGCTAATTCCAGAGAGCGTAGCAACACGAGCCGCTTCTTTTTCGAGTGCCGCTTGCGCCTGACGCCCTTTAACAACCAAGTCAATATCGTTTGTGCGTATTCCTTCCTGTTGAAGTAACTGCGCCTGATCCATTGGAGAACCTGACATGAGCCTTTTCATCATTTCCTCACGGCGTCCTTTATCAGCAGCCACAGCAGGAGCCTGACCAAGCGCAGTGCCAAGATTAAATAAACCTTGACTGTAACCCGGCTGTGTCAGCGACTGTATAAAACCTTGTCCAAATTTAGCCATCTTAGAAGTCCCCTGTGTAGTACGGGTTGTTGTCTATGTCAGCGCCTTCACCAAACGCCTCGCTCATGCCACCGTCATCGCCAAATAAATTTCCAAACAAGCCGCCTATTCCTGAAACAGCCCCGCCAAAGATTTCACCTAAACCGCCGTAGTTAGCTGTTGGTGTGGCTAGACCGCCAAGAAGACCAGTACCTAACTGACCCATCAAGTTAGCCTGTCCCAGACCAGCGCCCAACAGAGCCTCAAGCCCACCCATAGCTGCTTCGCCATACAGACCTGCGCCAGATAACTGACCGCGTTGCTGTAGCTGCGGGTAAAGCTGCGCTGCCTGTTGTATGTTAGCAAGCTGTGCCTGTGGTACGTAAGCGCCTGCGAGAGCACCCTGAGCTAACTGCTGCTGTGCTGTGTCCAAACCAAGACCGCCGCCTAACAAGCCTTGACCAGCCTGCAACATCTGCAATGCCTGTGTCTGTCCTGCTTGTCCTAGCTGCTGCCCAAGTGCTGACTGTTGACCGCCTAGCGTAGTGAAGGCTTGGCCTAGCTGTCCTGCTTGTGCCTGCTCTGCTTGTGCTTGCTGGATTGCTGACAAGGCTGCTCTGTTCTGCGCCTCTGTCTGCGCTTGTGATAACGCAAACTGCTCAGGTGTGCCGCCAAACATAGCAGAGCGTACACCTAAACGTCCCTGATTAGCTAAACGTTCCTCAAGCATAAGCTGCTGGCGTTGCTCTTCAGGAGACTGTACCGCCCTGATTCTGTCATAAACGTCAGCTTCTCTAGCAGCCGTAGACATACCTGCACGACCCATGAAGTCACCGCCTAGCCCGTATGCCTGACCCGCTGCGCCTTGAGCCTGTGGAACACCAAAGGCGTCAGCGCCCAACATACTACCACCCATGCCTACAGCCTGCTGACCTGCTTGTGTCAACGCCTGAGATCCTGCGGGTTGGCCTATGTAGCCTTGTGACTGAGACAGCATAGCTTGCTGTATCGCCTGCTCTTGTGGGGACAAACCCATCGTTGCGCTGCCAGTAACAGGATCATAACCAAACTGACCGCCAGTAGTTGACGTTACAGTGAACGGCTGGAACTTAGACTGCTCTAAACCTTCTGTAGCGATTTGCATTGCGCCTTGTTGAGCAACGTCACCAATCTCACCAAGCCTGTCATAAGCGCCTTCAACAGCAAGACCGCCTCCTAAAAGACCAAGAGCTGGAGCAACACCGCTTAAAAAATCTGTAAGCTCACTCATTAGTAAGTGCCTCCGTCAATCAGACCTGCCGCTAAAGTGCCTGTAACAGTAGCACCTCCAGATACAGCAAGTGTTGCAACCGTTGTCGTGCCTGTAAACGTAGGGCCAGCAAGGTCAGCTTTTGAGTTAACAGCCGTAGCTATGTTAGCAAACTCAGTACCAAACTCGGAACCTTTAATAACTTTAGCGGGGTCGCCAGAAGGCAAAGAGTCTTTAGTGGTGAAGTTTGTTGTTACTGTATAGTTAGACATTATATGGTCTTCCCTATTAAAGTTAGTACGTTAAATTCTTGCACAGACAGTGGCTGTCCGTTGATCTCTGTTTGTAACGCGACGTTGACGGTAGTACCATCGCCTGTAGCATTTACAGTAGGCTCTGAAATCAATGAGCCTGTCGTGAACTCAGCGGCGGTAAACTCTCCTACATTAAAGTACGCAGGTATCTGGCTGGCTAACCTAACAAACGCTGTTCTGAATGCTTCACCAAAATCGAACGACCACTTTACATTTACTGTGTAGCCACTGCCCTCGACAAACGTAGGCCGCAGCTTCTTTAGAATCTTCAGTCTAGCGGTGTCACCAAACGACAACGCAGGACTCTGATAAACAAACTGGTAAGTGTTAGTACCGTCGTTGTAGCCTGAGTACGTAGAGATCCCGTCTGTACTGCCTATGTATAACGTACCATCATCATCTCTGAAGTAGCTTTTGAATCCGTTAGAGGGCCATCGAGTAACTCGGTATGCGCCGTTCTCTAACGTGCCGCGTAGGTCAAAGCAGTATGTCAGTTGCTGAGAGTCAAACGTAATTAAGTAGAAACTGTTCTCAGGAGAAAACACACTCCTAAGCTCTTCAGTCTCTTCAGTGATGTTAGTAATAATGTCGTTACGTATGTTCTTGCTCAGGTCTGATAGAGGCAGTGACTTCTCTTGTATGGTGCGCTGAATACTACGCAGTCCTTCTTTGGACATAAACAACAAGTCAGTACCTAAGTTCTGCACAGTGCCTCTATCGACACAACCAATACCTTCAATGGTGTCCGATAGCGTCATAGATGCTGGCGACTCAGCGCCTTCGTAAACCACAATGCTGTCACGCCCAAAGATAATCAAGAATCCGTTGTGCGCTGCTAAGGCTACAATTTCGTCGTAACCGTTAGGCCACACTTTAGATATGTCAATGCTGCCAGAGCTTCCACCAGACCAGTGATTACCTAACAACAAATCAGACCAGTAGATTGTAGACTTGTCACCGATAAAGTCAGCAGTCCAGAGCCTACCAAAAGCACCTAAGACTTCACCACCGTACATTGTTGATGCAACGCCAGTAGCGTGTTGTACGGTTGACATAGGTGTTACAGCGCCTAGTGTTTGGTTGTACACTAAAGGCTCATAACCTCTCTGGAAAAAGTAGAGGTTGCTATTAAAGTTTACAATCTTCCAGTTGTTGTCTGAGATTGTGTAGCCTGAAGGAGTCTCGTCAACTAGCGTAGTAGTTCCAGAAAGTATCTTGTTGTTACCTACAGAGAAAAGCTTAGAGTTTCCTAAGTCATCCCGGTACTCGCCAATTGCGTTAATGTAATCTGTACCTAACGCTGTCTTGTTTGTCGTGACTGTAGCTGATCCTTTACGCGCTGCGATACGTCCACGCCTGTCAATGATTGAGTTGTCTGCAACGATAGCAAACGACGGATCAAGAGACAGCGGAGAGTCTTGTGTGTTTAACCCACGAAACGCAGGAGCTACAAGGTTTAGACTCTGAAGGTTCTGGGCCATTAAGGAGTGCTCCAAATAACTTCTTCGGGGTGCTTGGCTGCATCAATAGCAATAGCGTCACTTAGGAATTTATCAGCAATGCCAAAGTATTCCTGTGCAGATACGCCACCTGTCTCGCCACGCTCACGCGCAAGCAACGCCACAGCGTAGTGTATAACAGGAGCCGCTGGTACAATCACGCTCTCAGCATCTTGTGTGAGATCGTCGTCGCGCACAATAGCGTTAACACGAACCTTGTACACACCGTCAGGCTTAGGGTACAGATCAACCTGTGTGTCGCCAGCGGGGTCAGTTGCGTTAAACGTGTAGTACTGCGGTGTTCCTTTAACGACAGGCTGTATCAGGTAGTGCTCATCAAACCACTTTTGAGGACGATACTCTACAAAGAAGTTAGAGGTGTCGTTGATAACGTCAAGCACCTTAAGGCGATTCTGTGTGCCTGTAAGTACGTAGTTAAACACATCGTCTTCTGTTGTAATAGTCATAGTCAAACGTGCTGCTGACCAGTCCCATGCGTTTTCTACCATGCGCTTTGCGTCGTTAACGAAGTCACCAACCATCTTGCTGTACGTGGTGTCCTGCACTGACGTCACTTCATCCTCGCGCAATCTTCGTAACACATTGTTGACAACTTCTAAATAGGTCATCCTATCATTCCCTTAAACATGCTCTTGTTAATAATCTTATCTAGCTCTGCTACATAATCTGTTTGGGGCGACTGTATTACTTCTTGAACTTCTAGCGGTTTATAAGTAACGCCTGCCATAAACGGAGAAAACCCTGCTGCGCCCACACCGCTTAAAAGACTTCCGCTAAATAAACTATCGTCGCCGCCTCCAGTTAATATAGTCTCTTCTTCTTCCTCTTCTTCTTCTTCAGTGAGTTCTGGGGGCAAGTCTCTGTCTATAAAAGGTTCTTCTACGGCTTCTTCTTCTTCGACTAGATCGCCTATAACAACTTTTTCTTCAACTTCTTCTTCTTCGACTTGATCGCCTATAACAACTTCTTCTACGGCTTCTTCTTCTTCGACTTGATCGCCTATAACAACTTCTTCTACGGCTTCTTCAACGTTACCGTCGCCGCCAGACAGGTCAAGAACGTTAGTACCTGTAGTTACAGTGCTGTCCGCAGACCCACTGTCACCACCAAATGTAAAATCATCACTACCATTGTTGGCGTTTAAGTTTTTATACTCATCAGACTGCTTAATGTTAAATTCTATGTCGTCTAACGTAGCACCTCTCTCTACGTCACCCATCCAGTAGTCAAGACCTGACTGCTTGGCGTCACGCCCTAGAAGGTTTAAGTAAAGACCATTAATGTCTTGCTCTGTAATGCTGCTGCCGCCTCCAAAGGTTAAGTTCTCGTTAGCGCCAGTCAGCATACCGCTGTTTGTCGTGGTTTCTGTAACACCTCCGGGAATTACTAAGTCAGGAGTTTCTCCAACGTCTTGAGAAGCAACTGTACCTTCGCCCGGAAGACCACCAAAGGTTAAACCATCTTCAGAAACGTCTACAGTTTCTTGAGTCTCTTCTGTTGTGTCTAAAGGTAAACCTTCTGAGGCTGCGCTTTCACCGCCTGAGCCTGAAAACAAACCGCCAAAGGTGTAGTCACCTGCTGCAACACTGCTAAGAACTGAGCTTACATCTATTATGCCGTCGTCTACTGCGCCCTTAACCCAATCCCACGCGCCTGCTGCTGCGTCCCCTGCGGATTCAAGAACCTCTTTAACACTTTCTAATGCTTCTTCGGCTGTTGCTTTTATGTCTTCTAACTTAACGCCGGGAAGAGGTATGGGAGGCAAACCGGGAATAACTATCTGCGCTCTCGTCTTAGCAATTATGCACTCACCTTGTGTGTTGTAGCCCCCGTTTCTGGTTCCCTGACACTCTGCGTAGTCGTCAGGTGATATAGTTGATGAAACTAAATTCCCCAAAACATCTTTTAATTTTTCATAATTGCTAGCTAGCCAGTCTGACGCTTCCTCTGCTGTAGGGAACGCATCTATAACAGATTCCCAGTTGCCTTCTAAAGCAGCCTGCATAGCGTTTTCTTCGCTGGCTTCAGCTTCTTGTTCTTCTATGTTTTCAGTAGTGTCATCAGCAGTGGTGTCGTCTTCGAGTCCCGGCTCTGCGTTGTACTCAGCCAACCACTCTTGCGCCCTCTCGTAAGCAGGGGCGTTTTCTCCTATGCCTTCAATGTGCGCTACTGCGTCTTCGCCATACAGACACTCGTGGTTGTCTCCTTGTCCTTTGTTAAACCCACCAGTAGCAGTACACGACTGCCTTTTTATACGCATTGCTTCTCTTACGTACTGATTAGCCTGCTGTGAGCCGCCTTGGTATGAGGTCTGTTGAACATCTGGCACGACAAAGCCGCCGCCGCCTTCCGTATTAATTAGTGGGTCATTACCTGCCTGTTGCGCTCTTTCGCCCGACATTATTTATCCCTCGCTACGCCTTTGGCTTTCTCAAAGGAGCGCATAGCGCCCAACCCCAACATTCCCATAAGCACCGGAAGCATCTCACTTAAATCCAAGGCTGGCAATACAACAGCCATCCCAGATACAGAGAAGCAAAAATTCCCAAGAGGAACGCAGATAAAATTAAATGCCATTCCGCTAACACAGACCCACCCAACCGCTGGACGCCATCCAGACACAAAGAGAGAAGTGCTTTTAGCTTCTTCTTTGTTAACCTCAATCTGGGCCTTAGCCAACTCTTGAGCGTGTCTCTCAGCCATTGTAGATATTTCATGAGCAAGCCTATTCCTTTCTGTGGTGTCAGGGATGAACTTATCAAGCAGAGATGTAACTGGGCCTATCAAAAGATCAAGCATTAGCGCACCATGTAAACAACGAAAGACGCCAGAGCACTGACGCCAACCCAAAAGAAACGCTCACTAGTCTTGACTAGCTTAGAGTTTATGATTACGTCCTCAGAAAGATCAATGACTTTATCTTCTTGTTCGTCAAGCCGCTTTTCAA